GATACTGCCCCGCCGTGGAAGTATAACAAACATACCGATGCACAGACTATGCTTTATAGAGAAGCTCGTCGACTCAAAATCTTTATTAAAGGTGGTGGGTATGATGACCTCAACCAAATAAAGCGTGAAGGTCTTTTTATCGGTCTCTTGGAAGATATCGAAAATGCAGACGCCGATTTACTGGCGAAACATATGATATCCCACACTCCCTGCAAAGGACTTACAGCTAAGACGCTAGAGGAAGCCTATCCAGGCATCTTTACTAGCCCAATGGATATGCGATAAGGAAGTTATGAAGTGGCCAAGCGAATTAGGGAAACTCCTAAATCGGAAGAATGGGAAAACGTAAAGGCTGACGAAAAACGCCGACGTGAACAAAGAAACAAAAAGTTCAAATCCAAAAGAAAACGCAGACTTAAAGAAAAATACGGGTTATAGCGTGTTGACATTTCATACAAGGTGTGTTATAATATACACTTAATATGGAAAAAGGAGAAAAAATGACGGATATTAGAAGTGAAAAATTAATCCTTGTCGATTGTGACGGGGTCTTATTGGATTGGAAGTATGCCTTCTATAAGTATATGGCTGAAAACGGATATGAAATTAAGGTTCCAAATGTTTACGATGTCGCTACCACTTTTGATTTATCCAGACCACATGCAAAACAATTGGTTAGACAATTTAATGAATCAGCTAGGATTGGTTTCCTACCTGGATTAAGAGACTCTATAAAATATGTTAAAAAATTACATGATGAGGGCTATGTTTTTCATTGTATTACTAGCCTCAGTACTGATTACTACGCCGGTAAATTAAGAGAAGAAAACCTCGAAAGACTCTTTGGAAAAGATGTATTTGAGAAAGTTATTTGTCTTGATTGCGGTGCTGATAAGGACGAAGGATTATTACCCTATAAAGACAGTGGTTGTATATGGGTGGAAGATAAGCCTTTAAACGCTGAATGTGGTCTTAAAATGGGACTTCAATCAATTCTTATTAACCACAAATTCAATGAGGATTATGTCAATCCTGACATTCAAAGAGTCTCAAAGTGGAAAGAGATTTACGAAGAAATCGTTTAAATTCTTATAAATAAAACTATGATTCATTGGACAATATATTAAATGCCTATCTATTCATTTAAAGATACAGAAACCGGCGAAGAGTTTGACAAGATGCTCAAATTAGCCGAAAGAGAATCCTTTCTCGAAGACAATCCAAATCTAAAGCAAATAATAACCGGCTCCGCGCCGTTGATTGATAGCGCGCGGTTAGGAAGGGCAAAGCCCGACCAAGGTTTTCGTGATTTACTTTCGTCAATGAAAAATAATAAATCATACACAGGGAACAAAATAAACGACTGGAAATAACCTTTATCTTCATGCGTTGATTGTTTCGTATATAAGGAGGTCGCATATGCCAAGAAGTCGTATATCACAAAAAGAGAAGAGGAAATCTAGACAGGATAAGAATGGAACTCAAAATTCCAAATTTAGTATGAAACCTATCAAACCGATTACCGATACTCAAAAGGATATGTTCGATAACTATAAGGCAGGGTATAATATCGCCGCGATTGGCACGGCAGGCACAGGTAAGACAATGTGCGCATTATACATGGGTTTAATGGATATTCTTCAAGACGATGAATATGAACAAATGATTATTGTTCGGTCCGCTGTACAAACAAGGGAACAAGGTTTTATGCCTGGTTCACAGGCCCAAAAGGAGGCAGTTTATTCAGTACCTTACGCCGATATTGTTAACAATTTATTTGGTCGTGGAGATGCATGGGAAATCATGAAACAAAAACGACAAATTAAATTTATGACATCATCTTTTGTAAGAGGATTAACTTTTGATAATTCGATTATAATTGTAGATGAATGTCAATCAATGACCTATCACGAGTTAGACAGTATTATTACTCGTGTAGGAGAATCTTCAAAGATTATTTTCTGTGGAGATACAAGACAAGATGACTTGGAAAGTTCTCGTAATAGGAATGATATAAGTGGTTTAAAAACATTTATAAAAGTTCTGAATCGAATTCCTTCATTTAAAACAGTAAGTTTTGGTATCGAGGATATTGTTCGCTCAGGCCTCGTAAAGGAATACATTATCGCGAAGGACAGACAAGAACGAAATAGACCGGTTGTGAGAGATTTATCACACCACCACATTTTGACAGCCACAGCTTAAGGAGACAATTACAAAAGAGGTCAGGTGACTGGCCTCTTTTATTAACAGATAGGATATATTATGATATTTGAACACGCAACGCACGGGATAGATCTTCCCGAAATAACAAGAAAAACAACAGAAGCAGGAAGGAGATATTTTACTCCTACTGGCGAAGCATACCCGTCAGTAACTACTGTATTGGGAATACTCAGTAAAGAATCAATTAAAGCCTGGCGAGACAGAATCGGCCATGCTGAAGCAAATAAAATTTCATCTCAAGCAGCACGCCGAGGTACAGCTGTTCATAAAATTTGTGAAAATTATCTTGATAATAAAGAAGATTATAGAGAAGGTCAGCAACCTTCAAATTTGTTTATGTTTGACGAAATGAGAACCATAATTGATAAGAATATAAATAATATATGGTTCCAGGAGGCTTTCCTCTATTGTGATGAGCTTGAAACAGCTGGACAAGTAGATGTTATAGGTGAATACGAAGGAAAACTTTCGATTATAGATTTTAAAACTTCCAGGAAACCAAAAAAGGTAGAATGGATTACGAATTATTTTATGCAGTGTTCGTTTTATGCCAAAGCCTTCGAGGAAAGAACTGGTGTAAAAGTAGAACAAGGCGTTATTTTAATAGGTGTTGATGGTAGTGAACCACAAGTGTTCAAATTCGATACCTCTGAATATTTAGAACACTTTAAAGCAGTAAGGGAAAAATATAGGGAAATACATGAACAAAAAGCGGTACATAATAATTGATAATAATATGGGCGTATTTTTAGGAACATACGATGGGCATCAGCTAGGAAAAGATGATGACCGAATGTATGCATGTTTTGCTGAGAACAATCCATTTGGATTAACCACAGCATGTTCATTTAAAAGCCAAAGGGCCGCTGAACATTTTATTAAGGATATGTTTCCCCATAGAAAACATTTGGAATTGGAATCATTACCGGTTGATACACAGACAGAATTCCCAACCGTGGTCGAAATAATTAAAGCAGGATATAGTGAACACTGCGGAGACATGTTAGATACAATGTTTGCTGAAGGACCACAAACAATTCACTAAAAAGGTTGACTTTTGCAAGTTAACGTGTTAATATACAAACTATGGAAAAATCAAAATTAATCAATGACGCTCTAATGGTAGCTGTAAAGGCCCACGGTGAGCAAAGACGCAAATACACAGGAGAGCCTTATGTATTGCACCCTGTCGGCGTTTCAAAGATTGTCGAAACCGTTTCACATACGCCAGAAATGATTGCAGCTGCCTTACTACACGACGTTGTAGAAGATACAGATGTAACATTTAGAGAGCTCAAAGAACAATTCGGTCCAGTGGTCGCCGAACTAGTCCATTATTGCACAAACGTCTCCGATAAGGTGGACGGAAACCGTGCGTTTCGTAAGAAGATGGATGCAGACCATTTCGCTTTGGGACCAAAAGAGTCTCAAACAATCAAGGTCGCTGATTTAATTCACAACGCTGAATCTATTATCAAGCACGACCAAAAATTCTTCCACAAAGCATTTAAACATGAGAAGAAATATCTCTTAGAAGTGCTCACTCTAGCTGACTCTCAGTTAGTGTCTCAAGCTACTCAGATTCTGGAAGAGAACTGGGTGGAACCCCACAAAAGATGATGAAGAAAATCATTAATGATATCATCGAAGAAATAAAATCTGCCCACTGGTTATGGTGGGTAGGTCTATTTTGCCTCACTTTCCTCATATAAAATAACTTTCGTTATATCAAAAGGTTATATCGTTATAACCAAATAGTCTAAAAGATCCGAAAATAGTTGTTGACTTTAACACGCAAATGGCGTATAATATACATTCAATAATTGAAAAAGGCAACAAACCATGAGACTAGAAACAATCCTTATCGAAGATATCAATACCTTTCAAGGCTCTATGCCCACTGGATTCGACCTTGTCGAATACGAAAAAGGTACTGACCCAATGGACGGATATGTGCTTTATGGTTTTGACGAACTCTATATGATGGTTCCTCCTTCCAAGGCAGCTCATTGTTTCATGCATAACGGAATCTAAGGTGGTTTTAGTGAGGGTACTAGGTTCGGGACACTCATGCAGGGTTATAAATTACCCGGTAATCATCGCCCTAGTATCTTCACTAAAAAAACTTTTAAAAAGATTTCAGTTAGCGTGTTGACATTAACAAGCAATTATGGTATAATGTACTCATATTAAATAGGAAAAGGAAAAAAATATGAAATATTTTACAGTTAAACAAATCAAGGTCCCAGAGGCTGAAAAGGATTATCCGAACCAATATGGTTGGGGTGGTGCTGAAGAAAAATCACCAGCTTGGAAAGCTAAATTGCAAACAATGCATATCAAGGATTCTTTTGAATTTGACCCCGCTGTTCTTGAATTTTACAAGGACACTTATTTGGTCCAGGCCAACGACCTGGAACACGTATTCAAAATCACCAATTTGTGGGATGAGCCTGACGCGGTTCACTCTTATGAAACTGGTCACTCAACATCAGTTGGCGACATCGTAATGGATAATGAAACTGGTGAACAGTTCATGGTCGCAAACTTCGGTTTTAAAAAGGTAGCTTAATTATGAATAATGTAGCGATATTTAAATTTTTAGATTCTCTCCGCGAAAGTGGTCAGATCAATATGTTTGGAGCCCCACAAGTTTTGAGAGAAGCTTTTGGGTTAACAAAAAGTGAGTCAGTCGAGGCGTTTCAAGCTTGGGCTGACAATTTTAGTAATGTAGAAATGGAGAAAAGAAATGCATGAATTAGAAATGGTAAATGGCGAAGCTCAAATGGCGTATCGTCTATCTGCTGGGGTCCCCTGGCACGGTCTTGGAGTTCCGGTCGAAGATGACATGACGCCAAGGGAAATGCAAACAGCAGCTGGACTTGACTGGACAGTCAAAAAGGTAGAAGCGTTTGTAGAACTTGACGGAAAAAAGGTTCCTACAGGTCAACAGTCCCTAGTAAGGGAAACAGATGGTAAAATTCTTACCAACGTTGGCGGTAAATGGAATCCGGTCCAAAACTCGGAGGCTTTTGATTTCTTTAATGATTTCGTATCAGCCGGTGATATGACAATGGATACAGCTGGTTCGCTGAAGGACGGTCAAATCGTCTTTGCAACAGCTGATGTCAACGAAGGGTTTGAATTATTCGGTGGAGATGAAGTAAAAGGTTTTCTTTTATTCTCTAATCCTCACTTATATGGTAGAGCTATCGACGTTAAGTTTGTAATGACTAGGGTGGTATGTAATAATACATTGACTATGGCCCTCGCTGAGAACGGACAACCCGCTGTGAGAGTATCACATAGGAACGAGTTTGACGCTGAAAAGGTCAAGGAATTGTTAGGTATTTCACATACCAGAATTGGACAATTTAAGGAAGCTGCAGAGTTTCTTGGTTCAAAGAGATACACACCTCAAAGCTTTGAGGCGTTCATGGCGAAGGTATTTGGTACCTCTACCAACGATAAGAGACAGCTCAGTTCTACTGGTCTCAATCTTAGCCCAACAGCTCAACGAGCCGTGGAAGTTGTCGATACACAACCTGGGGCAGATTTTGCCAGAGGTACATGGTGGAATGCATATAATGCAGTGACATACATGACAGACCATGAATTAGGAAGAAATGCAGATTATAGAGCTGCAGCTGCCTGGTTCGGTCATAATGCAAAGAGAAAGCTAGACGCTCTCGACCTTGCAATTGAAATGGCGGAGGTGGCGTAAGTCACTTCTTTCAAAAGTCAATCTCTTCAAAAGAGGGGTTGACTTTTGCCTTTTAATGTATTATAATGGTAGTATATTTTGAGGTAAAAGGAGATAAATTATGAAATATGATAAAAATGGACTTTTAACTATCGACGATGTCGTGGTTAAAACTGACTCAAATGGTAAACAAAGATCTGATGCTTGGGTAGGCAGATTTGACGTTAACTGTTCAGGTGATATGCTGGAACTTGAGAAATTCAAGGATACAGTAAAATACATGAACAAACTCCTTAAGGAATCTGGCGTTGTCAATAGACTTGGTGACCCTGTTAGATATAGAGTTGAATGTAAGGGTAGGAAACCTGTTGAAAAAAGAATCAATCCGAGAACTGGTAACGAATATGGTTATAAAAGGTTCGGAGACATCGTTGGTGGAATTTCCAATGCTGGTATGATTGACGCTTATATCTACACAAGGCCTACTAGGAGTGCTTCGTGAAAATTAAAATTGAAATCGAATTAGATACCGAAAGAGACTCACAAGAGATTAGTGAGTTAATTGAAATTGCTGACAGAATTAGACAAAATGCTTCTGAGGAATACGATGATTGAGCTTCTCTTCTGGAGTCTCGTGGTCGTTACATGGGCCGCTGTAGGAATGCATGTAATCAAAGAATTTATTAGATATGGAGAAAAAGATGATTGAACCAAGTATCAAAAAGCCCAGTCTTTTCAGAAGGACCGTAATGTCCTTGGTAAGTGGCTGGCGAAGAGTGATGGATGTGCGATATAATCCATTAAAATATATCCCAGACCCAAGTTTGCAAACCTATTTTATGTTGGTATTGTTTACTGTATGGAGCGTATTTTTTGGTTTCCTTGCGGCGAACTACCTAGGGGTTTTCAACTATAACACGGTCGTGAGTATCGTTATCCACATCGCAATATTATTGCCAATCGCATTCACAAATGCCATATTTGTTGACGCTGAGAGAGACGGACACAAGTGGTTAAAGGAATGGAAAGAGGAACAATCGCGATATACGATTGTAGCTAATAGGCTTAAAAAGAAGAACCTAACGATATGGGACCCTTCAAAAGAGGCGTAAAAATAATTCAATTATTTTGCGTTAGCGTGTTGACTTTAACAAGCAACCATGTTATAATGGTTGTATAAATTAAGGAAAAGGAGACATTTATGATAAATTTATTTGAAAAAGGCCCGGCTTTTGTAATGGGTAACTGTGAAAATGCAGCTGAGTGGATATGTTCAGATTGGCCAGAAGGCTGTGGTTTCGGTTCATCCGATAGAAGTGCAGTTTTTAGAAGTGCTTTAAGAGATACAATCGGTGCTGAAAGTGCTGAAAAGTTCTTTAAAGGACAAATTAAGCTCAACGAGACTGAGCTATCAATGTTCAAAATGGGCGTTAATAATGCCATTTCAAATGTATTTGCTAGGGAGGCAGCGTAATGAATAAATTAATCATACAAACACAATATTTGGAGAACTATGGTTCTTCAGAGGAACCTTACATGAAGTTCAAGGGTGGTTCCACTTATGTATTGCCGAACTGTGGCGATATGGACAGCAACGAGATTGCTACGGCTGTGGCGAGAGTCAAGCCTTACATCACCACTGACTTGGTCAAGTCGAACGGTGGCTGTGAAGAGTACATCGTCGGCGCACATGTTGGCGACATAGACGAAAAGGTCTGTGAGGATTGGGAAGCAATCACCGAGTTCACGTTCATGGGTGGTGACGACGAAATCACCTTTATGAAGGTTACTGATAATACCGACATGGGTTATATGAGAAAAGAGATTCTCGAGAAGATCGAAACCTGGAACGGTTGTTCTGAGTCGGTCACCCAGAGGAAGAATTACACAGCTTCCTTCAGAATGGAAGATGGGTCCTTGCTGAATGGCAAACAGCTTCAGGAATTCCTAGAATTGGCGGTGGCATAATGGAAGAATTATTAAACCAAATATTCGCGGGTGTAATACTTATCGTCTGCGCGGTCTTTACCTATATCGGTCTTCATATGGCAGCTGAGAAAGATGCCAAAAGAGCCATGCCCTTAATTTGGGAAAAAGGTGGGTTCCTTTATAACTTATTAAATAGGAAATCTAAATGATTCAGGTTATGCAAGAGATTACTGATTGGGGAGACGCCCCAGTTGCGAATGGTCAATACCATCTTAATTCATATGGGTTTCTGGTCGCGTATCAGGCACCTGGTGGTGACCTCAAAAAATTCAAAGCCCCTATGAAACAATTTTCTAAGGCAAGGCGCAAATTTGAACTGATTTCAGAATACGCTGACTCAGATCTTCCAAACGATGTGAGGACGGTCAAGGGTAGCAATGGCAATGTGTACACAATCACTAATGGAAAGTGCAGTTGCCCAGGATTTACTTTTAGAGGAAAATGCAAACATGTTGGATAACATACGAAACAAAATCTCGGATATGTATTACGAGTTTATTGATTTAAATTGGAAATACTTTGGTAAGGTTTTATTGGTTATCGTACCAGCTGTTGTTTGGACCATCACATATTATATTATAAAATGGATTTATGCTGGTGCAGAGGCCTTCAATCGAATTGGTGGCGACGCTATTGAATCATTTTTAAAAGATTAATTAAAAAGGTCCGAGTATTGCTCGACACTTGGACTATAAATGTAACCGAGCTTTAAGGAGAAATTATATCATGAGTAGTTTTATATTACCAACCAACGACAAAGACAAGAAGCGTATTAGAGATTGTATGGACGAAATCAGTAATTCGTACACTCGCCAGGCAGCTGAAAGGTCTTTTATTAAGGAAGCTATTGAAGCTCTTTCCGAGGACGTTGATATTCCTAAAAAGATTCTTGCAAAGGCCGCAAGGATTTATTACCAACAAAATATGGCTCAGGTCGTAGGAGAGGTTGAGGATATTGAGGCCTTAATGGAGTCGATTTAATGGACTCTAAATTTGAAGTTCATCCAGAAGGCACCGCAACGGAGCTTAGGTTATCGCGAGAACTCGTTCGAGTAATGGAAAAATCCGGTGGTGTTCTGCCATCGGATATTTCCACATCCCTAGAAGAACTAATGAACTTTCACACAAAACAAGTAGCAGAGGAGACTCTATAAAAAAATTTACATTTTTTATGAATATTATAATATATTATAAAAATTTTGTATATATACCATTGTGGGCAGCGACGCCCACAATTTTATGAGAAGAATATGAACGACCAGCAAGAATTACACTTCAACAAACCAAGAGAAGCAACTCCACAAGAGATAGCCGACTGGGCAGAGAATGACTTTTTTATGAAAGGCGATTTCGATGTCATGAAACTTTTTGTTGCAGTGCCTGCTGTAATTCAATTCTTATGTTTAACAATGATGTTTGCTGTAATGGCATTAAACAGTGTATATTTTTAAGCTGTTGTTCGGCCTGGGAAAGGAAGAACAAGATTTTAAGATAACACCAGTCAATATTATCATAACAGCGACAGGGGTAGGGTTACTCTTCTTAGGAAGTATATCCCTATTACTGTTAATAACATCGTACATTAACGGATAGTAAAAATGAAAATAACTAATATCAAAGAGAAATTGGAAATATTAACTTTGACTTGTATTTTCTGTATTTCATTACTCGCGGTAAATGTTAATGTCTAGATTCTTAAGTTTCTTTTGGAGATGGTGGGTTCAGCCTTGGCATGCAGAAAGTGAAATGAACAGAACATGCAATCACATCACGTAAGGAGTGATTCATATGAAGAACAAAACCAACGCGACCAGCGCTGGTCATACTACAGAAATTTGTATTGAGTGTCTATTGGTAACAGTGTTTATGGGAATGATGTTCTATAGCCTGAGTACTTTACTGTAAAAAGTTTTAAGGTCTTTTCTTTAATAAAGGCCTATCTTTTCTTACAACGAGGATTATCCCTCGCATCGCTTATTACATCGAAATTATTTTGTACTACAATTCCTGTAGTCATAGCTGATACTGTCTGAAACGCATCCCACTCCATTGGATAATCACCATATATTCCTTCTAATAAAGTAATAATACCAACTTTAAAGAATATTAGTTCACTTAGAGATGGATGTTTACCAACTAACGGATTTGCTTCTGAAATACAATCATACTTTAATCCTTTGTATGTTGAATACAAATCAAGTGCATGTACAATTATAAAGTTTGCTTGATAGTTCCAATTCTTTTCTTCAAAATCAAAATCTAAATCAAGCTCTGGATAGGCCATCTCTTGCATTGGTAGATTAATTAAAGCACCGTTTCTTCCTATACGAACTCTACCAACGACTTTACGAACATACTCTGGTTTATAGGGAGCGTGATAGCCATTCATGAACATTGCTATCTGTGCATCAGAATGGTAATATATTACTGGTTCTAAATTAGCATGAGTGGGGGTTGCGAGAAAACAAATTAGTAAACTACTTAGTAGTCGCGATAAATACGCCATTCCAATCCTTTGGTAAATCTTGCGTTTTCATATATTCACAACGCTCAATCCACATATTATAATAACCTGACATTTGGCCTTCGAAACATTCCATTAAATCATTGCATATTTTAATTGATTTATCAAAATTTTGTTTCTGATAATTCATATGCATATCATGGTGCATCTGAGCCGGTTTAATATATTTATCCTTATTAAGGTTAAGTACTGTGTAAATCTCAATCCCCACAGTTTTCCCTTTTACAGCTAGGTCATCTACCTTAAGAAAAAAGAAATCATTTTTACAATGCTTTACAGTATCACCACCTACTAGGAGGAGACATCCATACTCTTTACATTTTGACTCAATTCTAGCAGCTGTGCTAACTGCATCTCCCAAAACATCGTAGCTGTGTCGCTCGGTAGACCCCATTTCGCCAAGATAACCAAGCCCAGTATTGATACCAGCGCCCATACCAATAGGTGGTCGTCCTTCTTTAGTAATTTTATCATTAAAATCCTCCACGGATTGTAGCATATTCAAACCAGTCTGAACAGCTGTTTTTGGATGGTCTTTATCTTCCATCGGTGCATTGTGAATGTGCATGCTAGCA